TCCTCAACCTGCTCGAAGGCAAGCTCGATAACGCGCAGGTGACGATGAATAACAACATCACCAAGGCCGTTTACTCGGATGGAACGCTGGCCAAGTCTTTTGCCGGGCTCAAGGCTTTCGTGACCGACAACGGCACCGGCATTGTCGGCGGAATCGATTCGGGAACTTGGAATTTCTGGAAGAACCAGTTCCAGAGCATCGCCCGCGCGACCGGCCTGCAATACCCCGCCCTCAAGGCTGGCATGAACGCCCTCTGGATGAAACTCATCCGGGGCACTGAGAAGCCGGACCTCGTGCTGGCCGACGCTGAAGTCTACTCGACGTATGAGAGCGGCCTGCAGGAAAACCAGCGTTATGCCGATGCCAAGCTTGGCGCGCTCGGCTTCGAAACCCTGAAATACAAGACCGCAGCCATGGTGTTTGATGGTGCCGCCACCGGCCTTGTCGGCGGCTACATGATCAACACCAAATACATGAAGCTGGAGGTTTATTCGGGCCGCAATTTTGAAGCCCTCGACCTGCCAGACCAGACCCCCGACATGGACGCCGTGACCCGCCATATCGCCTTCATGGGCGCAATGACGTTGTCCAACCGCGCCATGCAGGGCCGCATCCTCTTGACTGGAACGTAAGTCATCGGCGGCCCAGTCAAAACGGGCGGCCGGTGGAGGCCCTAACCCAACCGGCCGCCCGCCCATCGTTAGGGCATAGGGCGAGGTAAGAGAATGAACGACACACCCACACTTGCGCGCTTCCATCTCGGCTGGGTCGAGGACGGCATCGGCCGGGACGGCCTGCCGCTCTACAAGGAGCAGCTGCTCATCACCCTCGACCGGCCGCCGCTGCTCAGGCTTGAGCGGGTCGCGACCGACTCCGACGTCGAGGATTATCCGGGCCCCTACGCCATCTTTGAAAAGCAGCAGGCGGCCCTGAAGCCCTCCGAGGAGGGATACCCGCTGGTTATGTGGCCGCCCTGCACCCCGCCCCTTTTTCAGATGCTGGCCGCCCGTGGGATAGCCACCGTCGAACAGCTAGCCAAGCTGGCTGGCCGGGGCGGCAAGGAAGACACCATGCCCGCCGAGATCCGTGAGCTCGCCCAGCGGGCCGTCAAGCTGATCCTCATGCAGAAGGAGGTCGGCAAGTTCGAAGCCATCATCCGCGAAAAGGATGGGGAGCTTGAGGCTCTGAAGGAGCAGGTCGAGGAGGCCCTCAAGACCATCAATGCGCAGAAGGCAATCATCGACAGGCTAAAACTGTCTTCGGTGGCGTGAGATGCTTTACACGGTCAACCAAGTCGTTTCAGGCGCGCAGATGGAGCTAGGCATCGCTCAGAAGCCTATCTCCTCGGTCGTCACCTCCTTGGACGAGGACGTGGCGCAGATGCTGGCCCTGATGAGCGCGGTGGCCGACGATATCCTGCTTGAGGAGCCTTACAAGGTCACGCTGGGCGACGGCTACTGGGTGTCGGCCGCAGACGGCACCCCCAAGCCCCGCCCGACCACCGATACCGACCTCGTCCTGTTCGACGGCCGCCTTGCCATCGACGGCCTGAAATACCGTTTCTTGAAGGCCAAGGGCCTCGAGTTTGGTGAGGAGATGCGCGACTACGTCGCCCGCATGAACAAGCTGGCTGGCCGGGTTAACGGCCGCGTCATCGACCTCGATACCGATGAGGGGCGGCAGATATGAGGATGCTCCCATCCAAATATGCCGCCAAGGCGCAGCCCCTGAAGGTCAAGCAGGTGGCCTCGGCGGTTAAGCACGTCACGGCACCGCTGAAGGGCCTTTCCCTCTCCGCCAAGCTCTCGACCTCCTCCGACCCGCTCAAGGCTACCATCCTCGACAACTGGCTGATCGATGAGGACAAGATCCGCTGCCGCAACGGGCGGCGCAAGATTTACACCCACCCGGCCGCAGCCCCGGTGAAGACGCTGGTGCCGTATTACGGCTCGCCCACCGAGAACATGGCGCTGGCCACCGCAGGCACCCTCACCACCTATGCCGGGGTCGAGCTTAGAAACGGTTTTCTGAGCGACGACTGGTCCTGGACTTCCTACGCCAACCTCGGAGAGCTCACCTATACCGTTATGTGCAACGGCCGGGACGGCATCTGGTCTTGGGATGGCACCAACTCGGCCGGGCTCGTCAAGGAGGCGGTGACGGCCCCCACCTCGGCTACGTGGATCGACCCCGACCGCATGGCTATCGTCATGAACCACCAGAACCATCTGTGGTTTGCGGACTCCGATAATCTGGCCATCTACTACCTGCCCCTTCAGCAGAAATCCGGCGAGCTAGCGGCCCTGCCCCTGAACGCGATTTTCAGACGCGGCGGGACCATCCGGGCCGTCTATAGCTGGACCCTCGACGGCGGTGACGGCATGGACGACAAGCTGGTGATATTTTCCAGCAACGGGGAATGCGCCATCTACGGCGGCACCGACCCCGACAGCGACTATGCCCTGCAGGGCGTCTACCGCTTTGATAGCCCCATGTCCAAAGACGCGGTGGTCCAGTATGGCGGGGAGCTTTACGTGCTCATCTCGACCGGGCTGGTGTCCATGTCGACGCTGATGCGGGCTCAGGTTGAGCAGCTTGGCCAGACCGACCGCGACGTCTATTCCAACTTCATGGATGCCTCCCGCCGATTCCGCGCGCAGCCGGGCTGGCAGGCGTTCATAGACCCCTCCTCGTCGCGCATCATCTGCAACATGCCAGCCGGGGGCGTGAACCACTATCAGCAGATGGTCCGGTTTATGCCGAACAGCTTCTGGACCTCATGGTCGGCCATCCCGGCCCGCTCTTGGGGCTGGTTGAATAACACCCTCTACATCGGGGACGACAAGGGCAATTTCTACGCATCCGGGCGGACCTATCTCGATGACGATGGGGCCCCGATCAAGGTCGACGTCCAGTTGACGTGGTCGAACTTCGGCACCCCCGGCATCAAGCACTTCAAGATGGTAAAGCCTTACATCATCACCGATGGGTCGCCTAAACCGGCCATCGACATGCAGGTCGACTACGAGACAAACCCGCCGCAGAACGCCCCGGAACTGACGTTCTCCAATGCCGGGGCCGATTGGGACACCGCCGACTGGGACACGTCAGACTGGGCCCCGCCCTCGACCATGATAGCCAAATGGTCGGGCGTCGGCCGCCTCGGTACGGTCGGGGCCTTCCGGCTGCAGGCTCAGATCATCGGCTGCGAGTTCTCCTTCGCGGGAGCCGACATTCTCTATGAAACAGGGAGTGTCATGGGATGAGGTTCGTCTATACCGTTGGAGATGCCCCGGACTTCACCGCCTACATGCGCGACAGGCTCGACCTGGACCTGCGTGGCCAGAACCTGAACGGCCCCAACTGGTTCTGCGTGACCGTGCGCGAGGACGTCACCAACCAGATTGTCGCGGGCCTCGCCTGCGAGTTCAAGTCACCTTTCGACGCGCACTTCTCCGCCGCCATAGATGAGCCGGAAGCCATCACGCGGGTCCTGCTGCGCGGCATCTTCGCCGCCCTGTTTACAAAGGCCGCCCGCGTCACCGCGCTTGTCGACCCTGAAAACCGGGAGGCGCAGGACCGGGTCATCCGCCTCGGATTCGTCTACGAGGGCTTTCTCAGGCGGGGCCTCGATGGTGACCGGGACGCCATGATCTTCGGAATGCTCAAGGACGACTGCAGATACCTACCGGGCGTTAGGGCCGCCCGGACCAACGGAGAGAAGGCCGATGGTCAGCCAGCCCAAAGCGCCGAACCCCTACGACACCGCGTCGGCCCAGCAACAGGCCAACGTCGGGTCGTCGGCGGCCAGCGCTATCATTAACAATGCCAACGAAAAAAACCCGTATGGCAGCGTAACCTATAACCAGATCGGCACTGGCACCGTCACCGACGCCAATGGCAGGCCCATGAGCGTGCCCCGCTATGAGCGGGTGGTCGAGCTTTCCCCTGAGCAGCAGAAACTCTACGGCCTGCAGAGCCAGATGCAGCAGAACCTCGGCCAACTGGGCGTGTCGCAGTCCTCCCGGCTTCAGGGCCTACTGGGCACCAACCTTGACACCGAGGGGCTGCAAGCATGGGAGGCTGGGCATGCGCCGACCACCTATGACCCCAACGCCTATGCGGCGCAGCGCGATCAGGTGACGCAGGCCCTAATGGACCGCTACCGGGCGCAGACCGACCCGCAGCGGGCCGCTCAGGAGTCGCAGCTAGCCGCGCGCGGCATGTCACCCGGTTCGAAGAATTGGGGCTCGGTTCAGGACGCGCAGAACCGGCAAGACACCGACCAAATGTCGGCCGCGATACTTGCGGGCGGACAAGAGCAGTCGCGGCTGCTGAACGAGGAGCGGCAGGGCTATCAGCAGGAACAGGATTATTGGTCATTCCTGAACAATCTGCGCGGTGGCCAGCTTCAGGAGCGGCAGACGGTTCGTAACGCCCCGGTCAACGAAATATCGGCCCTCATGTCTGGCTCTCAGGTGTCGGTGCCGCAGTTCCAGCCGTTCTCACGGCAGGGCGTCGATGCTGCCCCCATCGGCCAGTACATCAACCAGAATTACGCCAACAAGGCGAATGCCGCCGCCAACACTAATGCCGGGATATTCGGCCTCGGCGGCTCGTTCCTGAGCGCCCTGCCGTTCCTGTAAGGAGGATGAGACATGCCATTTCTTCAAGAGCTACTCGGAGGCGGCCAGCAGCGCCCAACCGCTCAGGAGATGGCGG